AGCTTTTATATATAAAAGGCAAAAATTAGCGGAGGGGGCCGGAACTTAAACAAAAAACGCTCGTGCGCGCGCGAACATAAAGAAAACAACTTCAAAAATGAAAAAACGGAGTCGATGAAGAGGCTTTTAATTCACGGTCGTATTCGGTCGTTTTTGGAACGAGTAAAACAAGGGAGCCAGAATGAAAAATCACGAAATACAAATCGAGATACTGCCGGTGCAGGACCTCGAAGAGTACGAGAATAACACCCGGCAACACGGTCAAATTGACATAGACGCAATCAAGGAAAGCATCGAAGCCTTCGGGTTCAACGATCCCATCGGAATATGGAGCGAACAGAATATCATCGTAGAAGGCCACGGCCGACTGGCTGCAGCTAACGCGCTCGGAATGGAAGAGATCCCATGCATAAGACTGGACCATCTGACAGACGAAGAACGCAAGGCATACGCTATAGCACACAACAAAACGGCGGAGCTTTCAAAATGGAACTTTGCAGAGTTAAACCTCGAACTTGCTGGTATAAAAGAAATAGATATGAGCGCATTCGGCTTCATGTCAGTACAAGAACTTGAAGCGGAAGTAGTAGAAGACGAAGTGCCCGAGGAAGTCGAGACTAAATGCAAGGTCGGCGATTTGTGGCAACTGGGGGGGCACCGACTTATTTGTGGAAATTCTACGGATGTTGCGGTTATTGATAGACTTATGGATGGGGTAAAGGTTGATATGGTGTTTACAGACCCACCCTACGGAATGAAGAAAGAGAGTGAGGGTGTTCTAAATGACAACCTCAACTTTGATGATTTGCTCGACTTCAATCGCCAATGGATACCACTTACATTCGGAGCATTGAAAGATAACGGCTCTTGGTATTGTTGGGGCATTGATGAACCGCTGATGGATATTTACAGCAATATCTTGAAGCCGATGCAGAAAGAAAACAGGATAACATTCCGAAACCTTATCACTTGGGATAAAGGTGATGCAGGAGCAGGCGGTGTGTCGTTTATGGGAAAAGATGGCTTGCGTTCTTATCCTGTCGGTTCAGAAAAATGCCTCTTTGTGATGTGTGGGGTACAAGGGTTTAACAACAATCAAGATAACTATTTCGAGGGATGGGAGCCTGTTCGACAATACCTTGCAGGAGAAGCGGAAAAAGTTGGATTGACACCGCAAAAACTGAAAGAGATATGCGGTGTGGGAATGTGGTCACATTGGTTCGGGAAATCACAGTTTGCATTTATAACAGAAGAGCATTACAAGGAATTGCAGGACTATTATAGCAAAAAGGAATACGATGCCTTCAAAAAGGAATACGATGAATTAAAAAAGGAATACTACTCCACAAGAGCATATTTTGATAACACACACGACACAATGACTGATGTGTGGGCTATGGGAAGGATATCGCACGAAGAAAAAATGCAAGCAGGCGGTCACGCAACGCCAAAGCCGATAGCCTTATGCAGTAGAGCAATAAAGAGCAGTAGCAGAGAGGGCGAGATTGTCCTTGATGTATTCGGCGGTAGTGGTAGCACACTGATAGCTTGCGAGCAACTCAATCGCAGATGTTATATGTGCGAATTAGATCCACACTACTGCGATGTGATCATAGCCAGATGGGAAGCATTCACAGGCCAGAAGGCAAAGAAGATTGCAGGATAGATGAAGAGGGACTGGAATTGATAATCTCACACACGCATCCAAGATATCGAAAACGGAGAGAAGCGAGCGGCGAAAACAGATACAACGGCGCTTATTACTACTCGCTCGAAATAGTAAAAAACATTATTCCGAGTATAAAGACAGACAGGAACTGGATCACACTGAACATTCCGGGAGAAGGCGCGGAGCACTCAATCTTTTTTATTCACAACAACCTAAAGCCGGAAATATACGAATGGATCCGGCAATACGGATTTAAAGACATGGTGATCGTTTGCGGAATAGAGGAGACCTGCGAGAAGGTAAAGCACCTGGGGAAGCCTATATACCTGCCGCTTTCGATTGATACAAACTACGTTCACAAATTTAAAACGGAGAAGACAAAAGGCGCTGCCTATGCCGGAAGACTAAAGAAGCGCGACCTCGGGACATTGCCGCGCGGAATAGATTATCTGCATTCGATGAAGAGGGAAGACCTGCTCCGGAGGATGGCGCAATACAAAACCATCTACTCAGTCGGGAGAACCGCCATCGAGGCCAGAGCCCTCGGCTGCGAGATAATGCCATATGATAAGCGCTTCCCGGACCCGAGTATATGGCGCGTTTTAGATAACAGAGATGCAGCGAAGATCCTGCAGCAGAAACTAGACGAAATAGACGGATGAAGAAAAGAGCATGGAAAAAAAGAATCAAAGACGCATGCATCGAGGTCGGAACATATAAGCCATCTTTTGACAGCGTAATAACATCGCTCGCCGAGATACTCGAATCAAGGGACCAGGTCCGCAAATACTACGAAGACAGCGGAGCGAAACCGATAGTCATGAGAACGAACAAAGGCGGCCACACGAACATGGAGAAAAATCCGATTCTCGTAATATATGACGACATGAACAATACGGCCATGAGCTACTGGAAAGAGCTCGGGCTCACGCCTAAAGGCCTAAAAGCAATAGACGAAAAAGCAATGCGAGGCACGAAGAAAGGAAGCACGCTCGGAGAAGCGCTCCGAGATTTAGGAATATAGCATGATAACAGGCGGAATGATTTTATATATTTGCAACCGAGGCAGATGCCAAAACTGCCATGACGAATGCAAACACACAACCGAAATAGAATATGCAGTCAATCCGACCTTTGAGGAGTCGCGCTTTGAGGAGAAAGAAGGCGACTGGTGGGAAAAACTAGATGGAAGCGAAAGATTATGTAAACATAGCTAAACAATACGCGAACGATGTAACAAGCGGAAAGATCACAACCGGCAAAGAAATAGTGCTGGCGTGCAAAAGATTTAAAAAGGATTTAAAGCGAAAAGACCTCGAACTGAGGGAGAGGGATCCAAACATGGCGTGCAGCATAATGGAGGGATTCTTCGTACATGCGCAGGGTGAAGACATGCAGGGAAACCCACTCCTCGGAAAACCATTCAAGCTGCAGCCGTGGCAGATTTTCGTCACAGTAAACCTTCTCGGCTGGTACCACAAAGGGACAGAGATCCGCAGATTTTCAGAAGCGTTTATCATGACAGCCAGAAAGAGCGGAAAGACATCGTTTGTTGCAGCGCTATCATTCGCGGTCGGCATCCTGCAAAGGAAAAGCGGCTCGAAACAATACATCGTGGCAAACAGCCAGAAGCAGACACTCGAGGCGTTCAAGTTCCTAAAGTTCAATATGAGATATCACGGACTTGACCAGGACGAGGACATGCACATCCTGGATAACAGCTTCAATCACCAAATAGAATACCAATTCACAGATGAAGAGGGACGTCCGGACGGAACAGTCGACATCACGGCACTGGCATCGAATCCGGACAGCCAGGACTCGTTCAACTGCAACTTTGCAATCGCGGACGAGATCGCAGCATATAAAAAAGCTAAACAATACACGCTATTCAAGGACGCGCAAAAAGGATATAGAAACAAGCTAATCGTTGGAATCACAACAGCAGGAGACAACCCGAACAGCTTCGGTTACTGGCATATGCAGTATGCGCTGAAAGTAGTGGAGGGCACCGCGAAAAACGATGCCTTCTTTGCATTTATAGCTAGAGCAGACCAGAGCGAAAACGGAGACGTCGATTACACAAGCGCTGAGCAGCAGCAGAAGGCGAATTTATCTTACGGAGTAACAGTCTCTCCGGAAGAACTAATGAACGACGCCCTGCAGGCGCAAAACGATCCACAGAAGCGAAAAGAATATCTCGCGAAGAGCCTAAATATATACACGTCGGCTCTAAAAGCATATTTTGACATCGAGGAATTCAGACGCAGCAATAAGAAATACAAATGGAAACTCAAGGACCTCGCAAAGCTACCGGTCAAATGGTACGGAGGCGCGGACCTTTCACGCGTTTTTGACTTAACGGCATCTGCGCTGGTCGGGGAATATAACGGCGTTTTGATAATAATCACACATGCCTTCTTCCCGATTACCCAGGCATACAAAAAGGCGGACGAAGACAACATCCCATTATTCGGATGGAAGGAAGACGGAAATCTGACAATGACAAACGGGGAGACAGTAAACCATGACGAAGTGGTGGACTGGTTCCTAAAAATGAAAAAGATGGGATTCAAGATCCGCATAGTAGGACAGGACAAGAAATTCGCAAGAGAATTTTATCTGGCCATGAAAGCGAAGCGTTTCGCAGTAGTAGATCAACCTCAATATTACTACGTAAAGAGCCAGGGATTCAGATACATCGAGAAAAAAGCGAAAGAAGGGAAACTATATTATCTGGGCTCGGAGGCATACGAATACTGCGTGCAGAACGTAAAGGCCATAGAAAAAACAGACGACATGATCCAATACGAAAAAATCGAACCGAAGCAGAGAATCGATCTATTCGACGCTTCGGTTTTTGGAACGGTCCAATTATTAGAAGACATGGAAAGATCGAACAAAGCGCGGTCATGGTATGGAGATAAATAACGATGGGAATATTTGACAATTTCAGAAATAACAGAGTCGGCGGAATAAGAGCAGCAAAAAAAGGAAAAAGCGCAATCGGAATAGTAATCGGCTCCGGAGAGGATGACGACATCAAGTGCCAGGGCTACACATCGCTCGCGGACAATCCGGAGATTTACACAGCCTGCCGAAGAATCGCGATGCTCATATCTTCAATGCCGATCATGCTAATGGAGAACGGAGACAGCGGAGACATCCGCATCCATAACGAGCTCTCCAGGACGCTGGACATCGAACCGAATAAAAACATGACGCGAAGGACATGGATGGAAGCCATCGTGATGAACCTACTGCTTCACGGAAAAGGAAACAGTGTGGTCAGAGTAAAGACGCGGAGAGGCTACCTGGAGAACATGGAGCCGGTGCCGGCATGGATGGTTTCACTCCTTCCGACAATAGACGGGAAGAGCTACGAAGTAATAATCAACGGCAGAACATACAAGCCGAACGACGTACTCCATTTCGTGGACAACCCGGACAAAGATTACCCGTGGAAGGGAAAAGGAATGACCGTCCAGCTGCAGGACATAGCAGACAATCTCAAACAGGCCGCAGCGACAAAAAAAGGCTTCATGAGATCCAAATGGAAACCGAGCATCATCGTCAGAGTAGACTCGATGATAGACAACTTCTCGGATTCAAAAGAGCGACAGAAGATTCTAGAAGAATACGTCCAAAGCAATGAAGCAGGAGAGCCGTGGCTCATACCGGCGGACCAATTCGACGTGCAGTCAATTAAACCGCTAAGCCTTGCGGACCTCGCTATATCTGACAGCGTGAACATCGACAAGAAGACGGCCGCCGCGATAATCGGCGTGCCGCCTTTTATTGTAGGCGTCGGAGAATACGACAAAGACGCGTGGAATTCATGGATCGCGTCATGGGTAAAGATAATCGCGCAGGAGATAGAACAGGAACTCACAAAGAAGCTGATTCTAAATCCGAAGTGGTATGTGAAGTTCAATATTCTATCCCTCATGGATTGGGATATAAAGACCATCGCGGATGTATTCGGTGGCCTTTCAGACAAAGGATTCATCACAGGAAACGAAGTCAGAGACCGCATCGGCATGAGCCCGAAGGAAGGACTCGACGAGCTTAGGATCCTCGAGAACTACATCCCGATGGGCATGATCGGACAGCAAAGCAAACTTATACAGGACGGAGGTGCTGACGAATGAGAAGAGGAACAACACCGGTCCACACTTTCAAACCAAAAAGCAAAGCAACAGGGGAAGCGTTAGACCTAAGATCAGCAGCCGTCATTTATTTGACATATAAACAAGACGGACAGATCAAGGTTGAGAAGACAAAGGACGAAATGGAAATCACAGAAGACAGAGTCCGGGTCAAGCTAAGCCAACAGGACACCCTTTCATTTAGCACAATAGGAGACGTTGAGATTCAATTCCGCGTCAGATATCCGGACGGTTCCGCGCCGGCATCAAAAGTGCTGAAAATCCCTGTCGCGAAAATATTGAAGGAGGGGATTATATAATGCCAGATTTCAAAGATTGCTGCTGCTGTTTTGAGATTTTATTCGATGAAGAGGATGCAGAATTTGAACTCGACTTCGAAGAAGTGCAGATCGTTCACACGGATTATGATCCATACGGCGGACCCTACGAAGTAATCCCGAAGACATACGAGCAGGTGCTCGCAACTAAAGACAAAAACATGGAAGACGACGTCACGGTTCACGAAATCCCATATGCGGAGGTTGTAAACGAACACGGAACCACAGTCAACATCGCTTATCTATAAGCAGGAAAGGAAAACACCATGGCAAAAAATAAAATCATATATGGCGGACAGACACTTATCGACTTAACGGACGCAAACCTCGGAAAGAATGACGGAGACCAGATATTATCCGGGAAAACCGCCTACGGAAACGACGGTGAAAAAATAACCGGAACATGCACGTTCGACGCGGACACGTCCGATGCGAACGCAACGGCTGCAGAGATACTATCCGGGCAAACAGCTTACGTTAACGGACAGAAAATCACAGGAACAATGCCAAACAGAGGAGCAGTCTCCGGAGAGATTGACGATTTGTCGACACCGTATCAGATACCGGCAGGATATCACGACGGGACAGGCACAGTTAGCATCGATGCAACAGAAGCCGAAAAGATTATACCGGGCAACATCAAAGACGGAGTCGAAATTCTGGGCGTGGTCGGAACATACACAGGAGAGGGCGTCACAGCACAGGCAAAGACCGTAACTCCATACACAACGCAGCAGGTCATTTTACCGGATGCAAATTACGACTATCTGTCCCAGGTAACAGTTAACGCAATATCTTACACGGAGACACCGAATGCCTACGGAACGACGGTCACCATCGGCGATGTAGCTCCATAAGAGAGGAGGCCAGAAATGGCAAAAAATAAAGTCGTTTTTGGAGACACGACAATCATGGACATATCTGACACCACAGCAACTCCCGAGGATGTATCAGAGGGAGAAACCTTCTATGACAACGGAGGGAATAGACAAACGGGTACAGGTAGATGGATGGAGCCGGTAGAGAATCCAACCGCGAACGAAGTCCTTATCACAGATGCAAACGGCCAGGCCATAGGGTCTGGCATTTTGATTGGCAACGTTGTACAGTTCACGGATATCGCAACGGAAACAGCGCTCGGACTTGTAAAGCTCAACCCGAATGAGTCCGTTGAGGTCAATGCAAACGGACAACTAACAGTAGGCGGTAGGCTTGGTCAATTTCCAAATGGCGGGGTATTCTATCCAACTACCATTGAGCCGACCTTGGTAGGACCATCAACATTTATGCTTACCGATGGTGCAAAGTACTTGAGCCTTGGAGCAAGAACTTTTGGCATTATGGCAGGTGTTTCTTTGACCTGTAAAAGTGCAGCAGCGGGTACTACTCAATATAGACTTTCAAATAACCAAAGTAATAGATTTGCTTGTTTTGCGAATAAAGGTGGCAGGTTAGCAATAGACCAAACAGATGCAACAGAAAACGGAACCGCACTTATGACTGACATCTCTTTTGCAAACGGGAATCCAATTAGTGCATATTTCGGTCCAACTGAAAGTGGTAACGATATTATCATTACAGTAGATAGAACTGTAAACCCAAGTGCTTCAACAACCAAATTAAGAATGTATGGGACTTCTACCTCAACTGATGTAATCATCGCTGGTCAAGGAAACGGAGCAAGCGGTGGTAAAGCAATAAGTTTAGGACAGGCTTGTCATGCGGGCGGAAACCAATGTATCGCATTCGGTAATTCATCGCTATCGTTGGCGAATAACAGCGTTGCTTTCGGACACACACATTTAGTCAATAAACAATTCTGCTTCTCAGCAGGTCAAGGGCACGATTTTACTAATGGCAGTAACGGAGCTGGTGCAGTAGGTATTTGCAGTGAAATATCAAGCGACACAGCGTTTGCAGTAGGAAACGGAGTATTTAACTCTAATGGCAATATAACAAGAAGTAACGCACTTGAGGTCAAGACAGACGGAAGTATAGTTTTGAAAAGCCCTAATGGAACTAAATATAAGATAGCAGTTGATGATAGCGGCAACATCTCAACAACAGCGGATTAACAGGAGGTACAATGGCGCTTTTATGTAATGATTGCAATATAAGAGGCAGACGCAGAGAAATCTGGTGCAACCACACCGATGACCTCTGCGTTTTTGTTAGGTACTGCGGAGTCTCCGGAAAGTTCTACCAGACGGACGGAGCGGCAAAATGCAAAATGAAAGGACAGAAAGATGAAGGACGAGCTGAGAAATAAAATGCGACAGATGCGATCCATCGCATCAAATTTTCAAACCAGAGAAGACAGCGGAGAAAAGCGAATTGAAGGCTACTTCGCTGTTTTTAATAGCACGTATGAACTGGGACCGGACATGAGCGAGAGCATCGCGCCCGGAGCCTTTTCAAACACCCTCGATGCAGATATTCGTGCCTTAGTAGACCACGAAACCATGTACGTTCTGGGACGCAACAAAGCAGGAACGCTTGAACTTCGCGAAGACGACAAAGGCCTGTGGGGGTCCATCCTTCTCAATCCGAACGACCAGGATGCGATGAACGCATATGCCAGAGTCTCACGCGGAGACGTTAACCAGTGCAGCATCGGCTTCAATATCCGGAGTGAAGAAACCGACTTCCGAGACGACGGATCTATTCATTGGACTATAACAGACATCGAACTTGCAGAGGTTTCAGTGTGCACCTTCCCGGCATATTCGGAAACATCCGTGGAAGCCAGGAAGCAGGAAAAAGAGCAAATCGAGAAGCGCCAGTTTGAGAAATGGCGCGAAGAGACGCTGAACAGATTGAAAGGAGCAGAAAACAATGCTTAGAGCACTAATGAAGAGGAAAGCCCTCGACGAGAAAACGAGATCTCTTGAGATGCTGAGAGCTAAATCAGAGGAACTCAAAAAGAGAGAAGCTGAGCTGGCAGAAGCCATCAAAGAAATGAACAAAGACACACCGGAAGAGGAAAGAAAAGCCCTCGACGAAATGGTCGAATCCTTTGAGGCGGAAAAAGCGGAAAACAGCAAAGCAATCACCGATCTCGATGAAGAGGTCAGAAACCTCGAAAGCGAGCTGACAGAGCTCGAAAGTCAGCAGGAGCCACCGGCAGCAGAACCGGAACCTGCACCAGAACCAGAGAACACAAGAAAGGACATCAGAACAATGAGCAGAAGAAACTTCTTCGGAATGAATGTTAGAGAGCAGGCTGAATTCATCGCAAGAGATGACGTCCAGAAATACCTGCAGGAGACAAGGACAGCTATAAGAGAGAAGAGAGCAATCGAAAACGTGGGTCTCACTATTCCACAGGTAATGCTCGGTCTTATCAGAGAGAATATTCTCGAATATTCGAAGCTGTATAAGCACGTAAACGTCAGAGTTTTGAACGGAAGCGGACGCCTTCTCGTAATGGGAACAATTCCGGAAGCAATCTGGACCGATTGCTGCGCAAACCTCAACGAGCTCTCACTCGGATTCGGGGATGTAGAACTCGAATGCTGGCGCGTTGGCGGCTACTTCGCAATTTGCAACGCTAACCTCGAAGACAGCGACATCGACCTCGCAGCAGAAATTCTGACTGCTATCGGACAGGCCATCGGTCTCGCACTGGATAAGGCTATTCTTTATGGAACAGGAACAAGAATGCCGGAAGGCATCGCGACATCCCTCGCACAGGAATCAAAGCCTGCAGATTGGCCGGAGACAGCCAGAGAGTGGACAGACCTCCACACATCGAACATCTTAAAACTCGACACAGCATCCATGACAGCAGTCGAGGCATTCGCTGCAATAGTAGAAGCCTTTGGAGCAGCTAAAGGCAAATACTCAAGAGGAGTTAAGGTCTTCGCAATGAACGAGAAGACATACACATCACTCACAGCGAAAGCCATATCTGTAGACGCTGCCGGAAACATCGTGACCGGAGTATTCGACAGAATGCCTGCAATCGGCGGAGTAATCGAAGTCCTCGACTTCATCCAGGATGATGTTATATTCGGCGGATATTTCGACTGCTACCTCCTCGGAGAAAGAGCAGGAACGAAGTTCGCTACATCCGAGCATGTACGCTTCCTCGCCGATCAGACAATCATGCGTGGAACGGCACGTTATGACGGCAAGCCGGCAATCCGTGAGGCCTTCGTGATGATAGGCATCAACAACACGCAGCCGACCGCAGACATGACATTTGCACCGGATGACGCAAATCCGGAAGACTCGGAATAACTAAGGACGAGGAAGACACGCCAGCCGTGGATCTAAACAAGATGACAAAGGCCGAGCTCCTAGCATACGCAGAAGAGCTCGGTCTCGCGGTTTCCTCGTCAATGACGAAGGCGGAAATAATAGCAGTGATTGAAAGCGCATAGAAGGAGGGGCCGAGATGGACAAAGAAACCATGCTGCAAGCGCTAAAGGTTGATCTCGGCATCACCACCGCAGTATACGATGTGAGACTCGCGCAATTTTTGGAATCAGCAAAGCGCGCGATTGAAATCGAAGGAATAAATCTCACAGAGAGCATCAGCGACGCGAATTTGATTGTAATGTACGCAGGCTGGCTCTGGAGAAAACGAGACACCGGCGAAGGCATACCTCGAAGCCTGCGGTGGATGATGAACAACAGATTATTCAGCCAGAAGCTCCAGGAGGATTGAACAAATGGATGATGTAATCGTTTTAGTAAAAACGACATACGAGAAGGACGAAGAATTAAATTCCATACCGATAGAAACACGGCGCGAAGTTTTGTGCCAGAGTCAATCGGTCGGAAGATCCGAATTCTACTCAGCCGCACAGGCGGACATGCATCCGGAGTTCATCTTCATTCTGTCCCATTTTAAGGACTACGAAGGAGAAAAAATCATCGAATACACGGACTGGATGAACCGGCAACACAAACTATACGTCACCCGAACATACAGAGTGCCGGGCACAGACCGCGTGGAGCTAACGGCAGAAGAAAGGACAGGTTATGGCCACGAACATGAATCTGGTGGCGGAGGTGAATGCTGCCCTGGAGGAGTATGTGCACGATGTACAGATTGCGATTGATGAAGCAGCCAAAGAGGCCGCGGAGCTGACGCAAAGACAGCTCAAAGCCACATCCCCGAAAAGGGAAAAAGGCAAAGGGAAAGGCACTTACGCCAGAAACTGGAAAATAAAAAAGAGGTACGACTCGCACCTGGTCTCGTACGTTGTATACAACGGAAAAAGACCGGGAATGACGCATCTTCTTGAACACGGGCACGTCAGCCGGAACCAGTACGGAAGTTATGGCAGAGTAAGAGCGATCCCACACATAGGCCCTGCGGCCGAAGCCGGGATTCAGAGGTTTGAACTAGGAGTGAAAGCGAGACTGCGCAAATGATAGACGGAAGACGAACAATCGAAAGAGTAATAGAAGCACTGGAGGAGACAGGCCTCCCATGCGAATATTCACACTTTGACGAAAAAGTGAATCCGCCGTTTCTAGTATATTACGGCGCAGGACAAGTCACACAATCAGCAGACGACACGCACTTCTGGAGTCATAACATTTACAATCTGGAATACTACTTCACGAAAAAAGAGAGCAGAAAGGAAGAGGCGCTGGAAGCTATCCTCCTGGACGCAGGCTTTCAATTCACTAAGAGCGAAGACATCTACATCGATGATGAGGACGTATTCGTTATTTATTACTATTTGAACTAAGAAGAAAGGACGAAGAACCATGCCACAAGCTAACGAAAACAAAGTCCTGTTTGGATTCAAAGAACTTTACTTCGGTACATTCACCGAAAATGCAGACGGATCCGTTACAATGGGCAAACCGTACCACCAGAGAGGTGCGGTCGGATTTTCACCGGAGGAACAAGGCTCGGACTACATATTCTATGCGGATGATGGGCCATACTTCTCTTACTACACAAGCGGAACGCAGCAGGGCGACCTTGTAGTCGCAAGGTTTGACCGCGAATTCAGAAAGCAGTTCATGAAAGAAGTCGAACTCGAAGACGGCGGAATTGCTCAGATCAAGAACGTTGTAAAGCCTTCCATCTACCTGGCGTTTGAAACACAGGGAAACGAAGGTCCGGAAAGAGTAATATTCTACAACGGTGCGATGGGCGGAATCTCCAGAGAGTACGCCACAATCGAAGACCAGGTCGAAGTTCAGACCGAGTCGATGCCGATAACCTTCACAGGAGACAATAAAACCGGCATGACAAAAGTCGTCTATCACGAAGGCGACGCAGGATTTGCGACGTTGTTCACGAATCCACCGGCGCCAAAGCTGCCGGAGCAGGAGTCGGAATAACGAGCGCTCCAGAAGACGCGCCGAATGAAGAGGATGAGAATCCAGCGAACACGCAAGGAAATCGAGCGAACGCTTCAGAAGACGCAGACACTGGAGCGGTAAATCTTGAGGATTTGACAAAGGCACAGCTTAAAGAGTACGCAGAAGAGCAAGGTCTCGAAGTGAGCACCAGGCAGACAAAAGCGGAAATGATACAGCAGATTGAGGAGGCTATATAGGCCTCCTCTTGTGCTATTTACAAGGGAGGTAAAAACAATGCTGAAAACAATAGACCTCGGAGGAGGCAGAGAGATCACGCTCTCAAACGAAATTAGCTGGTTAATGGAATACAGGGACCAGTTCAACCAGGACATAGTTCCGGTTATAATGCCGATTTTGCTCGGCGTAATACAGACCATCGGCAATCTTGCCGAAGATATAGAAGATTTGAACTCAATCAAAGCAAGCGACGTTTTCAGACTCATGCGCTCGGATGAGCTGGTGGAGATAGGAGTTAAACTCGCCACATTTGAGTCGATGGACGTACTGCACGTTATGTGGGCAATGGCCAAAGCATACGACCCGAATATAAAAGAACCGAAGCAGTGGATCCGCGACCTGGGAGGACCGAACCATGAAGAGGTCCCTCTCGTCGATGTAATTATTCCGGCTATAGGGGAGCTTGTAGTTCGGGGATCCATGAAACCAAAAAACTGGGAGAGGCTGACAGCGAACATGAAGACTATAAAAGGAGCGCTGCAGCCGAAGACCAAAAAGACGAAGAAAAAATAACACTGAATACAATCATCCTGGCTGCATTAGAACGAGGACTCACGATGCAGGACGCTAGAAGAATGCAGCTCGGTCAAGTCGTTGGATTTGTAGAAGACTACAACAAGAGACAACAGAAAGACAAACAGGAGAAGAAACATAAAAAGAGCGTAAAGCATTACAGACTTGCAACACCGGAAGAGAGCTCTGCGTTTTTACGAGGATAGAAAATGGCGGAAAAAATCAAAGGAATAACAATTGAATTCAGAGGAAATGCGACGCCGCTCCAGAAGGCAATCAGAGAAGTAAACAAAGATATTTCGAACACAACAAAGGAACTATCTCAGATCAACAGGGCGCTGAAATTCAATCCGACAAGCGTGGAGCTTTGGAGACAAAAGCAAGATGTACTGAACCAGAGAATAAAGGCAACGTCCAAGGACCTTGATGCGCTAAAGCAGGCGCAGAAGCAGATGGACGCCAACGGAGTAAACAAAAACTCGGAGGAATACAGAAAGCTTCAGAGAGAAATCATCGAGACGGAAGGCAAGCTCAAAACATTCAAACAGCAGTTAAAGGAAATCGGCAACGTTAATTTAAAGGCTTTGAGTGAAGGCTTTAAACAGGTGGGAGACAAAGCCCAAGCAATAGGCAAAGAATTATCAATGAAAGTCACCGCGCCGCTTGCCGCCATCGGAGCTGTCTCGGCTAAGTCATTCGCAGAAGTAGACAAAACAATGCAGCTCACCAATAAAACGATGGGCAACTCTAAGGAACAGGCGGACCTGCTAAACCAGGCGATGAAAGACGCAGCCGCCAATTCCATATACGGAATGAATGACGCAGCAACAGCGACACTGAACTTCGCTAGAGCAGGACTATCAGCGGAAGAAGCGGCCGCCGCCCTTGCACCGGCCATGAACCTCGCTGCAGGTGAAGGCGGAAACCTCGACACAGTATCAGCCGGACTTGTTGCGACAATAAACGGATTCGGAGACACCTTTGACAACACAGCAAAATATGCGGATGTATTTGCGAACGCTTGCAACAACTCGGCTCTTGATGTGGATTCATTATCCGAATCAATGAGCATCGCAGCGCCTATATTCGCAGCAGCAGGATATTCTGTAAATGACGCCGCTTTATATATGGGCATCCTTGCGAATAAAGGAATAGATGCAAACAAGGGCGCGACATCACTAAAAACAGGACTTGCAAGGCTCGTCTCGCCGGCAAAAGAGGGCGCGAAAATGATGGACGCCCTGGGAATATCCGTGACAAACGCGGACGGATCCATGAAGGACAGCGTGACGATCCAGAAGGAGCTGCACGATGCATTTTCAAAGCTTTCAGAATCCGAACAGATTGCAGCTGCATCAGCCATATTCGGAAAGAACCAGATGGCTCCGTGGCTCGCATTGATAAACACAGCACCTGCAGATGTAAACGCACTAAACGCATCCCTGCAAGAGACCGGAACGGTCAACGAAATGGCAGCAGCCATGATGAGCGGATTCGGCGGTTCCTTGGAGAAGCTAAAATCATCAATCGACGTTGCGAAGGTTTCACTCGGAGAAGCACTGGCGCCGGCAATTCTTGCCGTAGCAAACGGAATACAGAAGCTCGTCGACTGGTTCAACGCTTTATCTCCTACAGGGAGAAGCGTCGTCGCAATAATAGGCATGATCGCGGCTGCAATCGGACCGATGCTGGTGGTGCTCGGCATTTTAGCGTCGAGCATAGGATCAATAATAGGTCTGGTAGGAACAATCGGGCCGATGCTTGGCGCAGTAGGCGGAGCGATAGGCGCGCTAGTTTCGGGACCGCTGCTCCTTATTGTAGGAGCAATCGCTGCAGTCATAGCAATAGGCGTACTTCTTTATAAGAATTGGGACAAGATTAAAGAGACAGCTTCGAAGGTTGGCGATGCCATCAAAAAAACATGGGAAAGCGCGAAAGATGCGGTTGGCAAAGCCGTAGAAAATTTGAAGAATTCCGTCGTTAAGGCATGGGACAAAGTCACCTCTACGGTCGAGAAAGCCGCACAATCCATCTGGGACGCGTTGACATGGCCGTTCGATAAAGCTTACGAGACTATAAAAACCGCGATAGGTTGGATCAAGGACCTGTTCCCGATAGACCTTTCAAACTTTTTCGGAGACATCAAGTTGCCACATTTCTCGTGGGATTGGATAGATATCGGCGGAATCATAAGCATTCCGAGCATAGATATAGACTGGTATAAGAAGGGCGGAATCTTCTCGAGCCCAACCATCGCCGGAATCGGTGAAGCAGGCTCCGAGGCGGTCGTTCCTTTAGATAAGTTCTGGGACAAAATGGACGCAATCGCTGCAGCATCCCAGGGAGGAGGAGAAGCGCCGGTTATTAACATTTATCCGCAAGCGCATCAATCGGCAACCGAAATAGCCAGAGAGGTCGAGAAAGTACTTGTTCAATGGCAAAGACAGAGGTCAACAGCTTATGGCAATATTTAAATCATTTACATTTGACGGAATAAACAGTCTTGATAAAGGCGTATATATAACCGGAGAAGCGGTTTACAACGCGCCCGAGCGAGTAGTCGAAATGATAGAGATTCCGGGAAAGAACGGAGCCCTCGCAATCGACCAGGGACGCTTCACAAATATAGAAGTGACATATCCGGCCGGAGCATATGCCAGAAGCCAGGAGGACTTCGCGGAGAAGATAAGAGAGATCCGGAACATCCTCGCCTCGCGCTATACATACAAAAGATTGGAAGACGAATACAACCCGGATGAGTACAGGCTCGGCCTGTATAAATCCGGGCTTGATGTAGCTGCAGTGGCTTACCATATAGCCGGAGAATTTAAAATAACATTTGACTGCAAACCGCAGCGCTTTCTGAAAAGCGGAGAAGAGGCGCAGTCATTCTCGAGTAGCGGTTCAATCACGAATCCGACATTCTTCGCATCTCGTCCGCTTCTGGTCGTAACGGGAGCGGGTCAACTCGTTCTCGGCTCACATGTAATAGAGATTTCTAACGGCTCGGGAGCGGGTCAGGTGATTAACATCGATTGCGAATCACAGGAGGCGTGGGAGTTTGTCGGTGGCGCGATGGTAGCTCGTAACGACTACATTCAGATTGCAGGTAGAGAGTTCCCGACACTAACAAGCGGAGAGAACGTCGTTACGATCGGCTCCGGAATTACAAAAGTCGAGATAACACCGAGATGGTGGAGGATATAGATGATTCCTATTTTATTCACGAAAACAGAAATTACAAAAGTCGAGATAACACCGAGATGGTGGAGGATATAGATGATTCCTATTTTATTCACGAAAACAGAATCGGAATTTTTAACAAACGGACTCGGAAGGCTCGCGGGCTGCATATCGTGCATAGTCACGGAGGAGAGGAACGGAATCTTTGAGTGCGAGTTCCAATATCCGATAAACGGAGTGCATTACAGCGAAATCCAAATGGGTCGACTCGTTTACGTAACACACGACGACACGAAAGAGCCACAGCCATTTGAAATATACAGACGGAGCGCGGAGATAAACGGAATCGTTACGTTCAACGCGCATCACATTTCTTACAGACTCTCGGAGGTAACGGTCAGACCGTTCACGGCAGGATCATGCGCGGCTGCATTAAACGGCATCGCGGACAATTCGATAAATTTAAACCCGTTCACTTTCTGGACGGATAAAAACACAGTCGCAAACTTCAAGAGCGACAAACCGAGAAACGCCCGAAATATGCTCGGAGGAGAAGAGAACTCAATCCTTGACGTATTCGGTGGCGGAGATTACGAATTTGACAAGTTCACGGTCAAGCTACACGCGCAGAGGGGCGTCGATTCGGGCGTCGTAATAGCCTATTCAAAGAACATGACAGACCTCACGGCGGAGGAGTCGCTCGAAGGCGTATACAATGCGATAATCCCGTTCTGGGCGGACACAGAAGGAAACCTGGTCATGCTCCCGGAAGAGATGATTATCTATTCGGGACTTGAGCCAATAATCGACTTCCTTACCGATCACAACGGAGTGATTATACGGACGCACAACGGGGATCCGATAGAAGTCGCATATGAAATGGTGCAGGCCGTACCGATGGACTTATCGGACGCATTCGAAGAAGCACCGACAGTGGCACAGTTAAGGGCGGCCGCACAAGCGAGATTTGAACGTTCACAGGCATGGCTCCCGAACGAAACGATTGACGTTGATTTCGTGCATCTATGGCAAACGGAAGAATACAAAGACTATGCAGCGCTCCAGAGGGTAAGACTTTGCGACACTGTTTCGGTCTACTATAAGAAGCTCGGAGTCGAGGCGGTAAAGAAGAAAGTCGTGCGGACGGTATACAATGTTTTACTCGACCGCTACGATTCTATCGAACTTGGAACACCATCCGTCTCGCTTTCACAGGCTATAGAGAGATCCATCCTCGAAGCGGTCCCGACTACTTCAATGATGGAGGATGCTATCAAGTACGCATCCGACATGATACGAGGCGGTCTCGGAGGCTACGTTGTAATGACACCGGGCCCGAACGGATATCCGCAAGAGATCCTTATAATGGACACTCCCGACATCAACACGGCTGTGAACGTGTGGAGATTTAACCAAGGAGGACTCGGGCATTCATCGAATGGCTACGAAGGCCCTTATTCAGACATCGCGCTGACACAGGACGGACGTATTAATGCTAGTCTGATAACAACAGGAATACTGAATGCGAATATTATCAGAGCAGGTATATTGTCCGACATTAACGGGAACGCGTCGTGGAATCTTTCGACAGGCGTTTTAATCATGACGAAGGGTTCAATTAATTTGGGCGCTGGGAATTTTGTCGTAACAGACGCCGGAAGCGTTACAGCTAAGAGCGGAATAATAGGACCGTTCACAATGAATTCAAACGGTTTCACTTATAAAACCTCGTCTTCATTGATGAACGTAACTTATGGAAACATCACGAACACACAAAGAATTAACTGGCAAGCCGGGGGCTCGTCAGTTTTCGGAACGCAATTAGCTGAAGGCGACTTGAATTTTGTGGGGAGGGCCGGGGCGACAGATCCAGCGTCATATGCCGGGCTATTTTCTATAGGCCTGTCAGAGCTCAATGATGGAACAATCTATCTTTCAATAGAAAAGTACAACGCGGCTTCCAACGAGAGATTTATTGATTTCTATAATTCGGGAACCTACAAGATACAAGTGGGACAAAACGTGTGGGCTGCCGGAAACGTTGAAGTCGGAGGAACTAAATCCAGAAGAGTAGACACTGATAATTATTCAAAGAGATTGCATTATTGCTACGAAACACCAACGCCTCTATTCGGAGACATAGGAGAAGCAACACTCGATGAAGAGGGACTCTGCTATGTAGATCTAGACGATATATTCTCGGAGACCATAGCGGAAAGAGTTGAATACCAGGTATTCCTGCAAGAGGAAGGCGAGGGCAGCTGCTATATAGCAGAGAAGACTCCTCGCTATTTTGTTATTAAGGGAACACCGAATCTCCGTGTCGCATGGGAGCTCAAAGCAAAACAGAAAGACTATCAGAACATAAGACTCGAACAGGCAAATATGGAGCTTGACGAGTACGAAACGAATATGGACGATTATTCATTTGAAAGCTATATCAACGAACAGGAGGAATTACTTTATGGCATCTATTAAGCAACTCGCATCATTCGCGGTCCTAAACGTAAACGGAGGACAGCGAATTTCTTACACTTTCGATGAGATTGATTCAGAGACAGGCGACGTTATATCAGCAAACCAGAAGGGATCCTTCTTTTGCGTAGACGAAAGCCTCTCAAAAGAAATCGAGGATATCAGAGAGTACATCAAGGAGCACAAACTGACCGAGGAGGCATAACATGCAAATCCACGAATTAAATACATACACGGGCACTCCCGGGAAAGGCGACTGGCTCGCAATCGACAACGGAGAGGAAACAAACAAGGTCGAAGCGAACAATCTCGGTGTAACTACGCCCATGACCGAGGCGGAAATTACAACGGGAACGAACACGCAGAAGAGAGTGATCACTCCGGCAGTGGCGGCAACATTAAAGGCGCTAGTTTTGAGTGTTTCCTCGTTCAGTTCACTCCCGAAGACTGTAACGAATTCGAAGATAACGAGCGACATGGTCGTACTAAAAGCAGAACTCGGAACACCGTCCGCACAGACAGCGGACTGGACGGTCACGACATCGAACGGGTCGCTACAAATAAAAGGCACGAATGCGATATCGGGATCAACTACTTTAAAATTGTATCTCATGAAGTCAAGATAAGGAGGTTTGAAATGCTGAAAGCGTTGATACACCAGAGAGAGAGAGAGAGAAGGGTCTCCTCTTGGCATACAGGAAAGGAGGCAAGCGTTAGGGAACTTGCCTCCGAGACTTCCGAAAGGAGGTCAGAGGTATAGTCTGAACATAGGGGGTGACTCCTATGGCTGTTAGTACGATTGAAAAAGCCCAAAGATTAGATCATTCAACTAACACTTACAGCGGCACAAAAACAATACCGTCAAGCGGATATCTTTCATTGGGAAACATCGGCGGTTCTAAGTTCATTATATCAATGATTATCTCATCTTGGGGGAGCAACAACGGAAACCCATCGCTCTATCTCGGAAGTGGGAATAGTCTATATCTCGTGGGAAGAGAAGGAGACAGCATTACGAACTTTTCAGTTCGATACAACTATTATGACAACTAACAGCCCAGACATACCGAAAACGGTATGGCAACAAGTACTATTAAATCAGACGGCTACGAAACCGCACTCATAAACACGGGAAACTATATCCCGACAACGGGGTGGGACATAAAAAGAGTTGGCTCAACAGTATTCTTGTTTTTAACAAATCTGTCGAGTGCGCCCGCGGGGGCATTTAACACGGGCGGAGCTGTTATCCCCGCGTCAATGCGTCCGAAACCGTTCGTAAACAAAACAATTCAGCCGAGAACCGCCACGGCACGACCACCGATAGCGGTAAGTGTAAACTCAGACGGCTCAATTTCGTTTTATAATTACGGGGGGGCATTTACAGGGACGGTTGGAATAAACGAGACTTTATCGTGGCCGACGATATAACAAGCCTAACGCCATAAGACTATGGCAACATCAAAAATACTCGCAAAGAATCCCATAAAAGCAAAAACATGGGCAGGCCGGTCCGTACCATATAACACATTCAACGTAATGACGAGCTTCGTTATTCCAGCAGGAACCAAAGCTCTGATTCTCGGCAACACGGCAAACGGCATAGGAACGCCGAGGAACAACACATGCAACTTTGAAAAAGAAAGCGGAACAGCAAATATTTTTTACAACGGCGCAGGAATAAATAATTCCGGCGCGGGCAACAGAGCAGCGGGATGGTGCTACGTTGAAGCAGAAACAACTTGTAAAATAAACGTAAGACAATACGGCTGTGAGCAAGCGCTGTCTGGAACAGCAGAAGGGTATGCGGTCGCCATCGCCCTTTATGGGGGGTATTACGTAAAGTCCTCAAAGCCTTGCAATCACTCACTTTCAGAACTGAAAGGGGGTGGGCGTAATGGCTGTTAGTAAGATAGGAACCGACTTCATACCATATACTCAATTAAACACAAACATTTCTTATCAACGAAAAAACGGCATTGCATACGTTAGGACAGTAGCTGGAGGTGTAGAACTTACAAGAAACGGCGTTGTCATTGGAAAGATGCCTGTTGGTATGCTCCCTGCAGCACAATCCGACTTTGCAGGGACAGCGCTAGGCGGTACAGAGAGCGTATTTTTCAGAGTAGATACAAATGGAAATGTTACAGGGTATGCAAACCCGACTACAAAATATTGGAGTGGGACGTTTGCGTATGTTATTGCCAACTAGCAAAAAGAAAGGACAACAAATGAACAAAGACTACTGGAAGAAAATTCTAATTAGAGCATGGCATGCGGTCTGGGAGACTGCAGCGGCGACGCTACCGGCCACCATCGTGATCACACCCAAAATGATAGAGCACTTCGATAAAAGCGTCCTGCTGGTAATCGCAGCATGGGCCGCCACGGCCATAGTGGCCGGAGCTGTCTCTATAGTCAAATCGCTGGCAATAGGCATTCCAGAGGCGGAAATCGAAGAGACGAAAGAAGATGAAATCGATTATATCCAGGAGGAACAGGAGGCGGAAAATGGGAATTAGCACAGCGCAGAAAGTAGTCGACATCGCGATGAAATATCTCGGATGCACACAAGGATCCGCAAAGCAAAAGGAACTCATCCGGATATTTAACACAGTAAAGCCGCAAGGCTACACGGCAAGCTGGAGAGACCCATGGTGCGCAGAAGCATGGAGCGCTTGGCAGATAGAAGCAGGAAACACATCGAAGCAGGTGCCATTATCAGCAAACTGCGGACAGATCATCAGAGACGCCCAGAAGCTCGGCATATGGATAGAAAAAGACAGCGCGGTCCCACAAATAGGGTGGGGCATTCTTTATGACTGGGAAGACAGCGGCCGCGGAGATAACACCGGAAGTCCAGATCACATCGGGCTCATTTACGCAGTAGACTCCAAATGGATCTACGTCATAGAAGGCAACAAAGGAAGCCAATCAGTCTGCGGCAAAAGAGCCGTCCAGATAGATGGACGCTTCATACGAGGATTTGTCGCTCCTATATACGCGAAAGAGGGCGCAGCCAAACCGGCACCGGCCAAACAGCCTGCAGGAACAAGTCAGACAACCTACACAGTAAAGAAAGGCGACACGCTGAGCTCTATCGCGAAGAAATACGGAACGACCTGGCAGACATTAGCGAAGGAAAACAATCTGTCAAATCCGAACTATTTGAAGGTCGGCCAGAAGATAAAAATCCCGGGCAAAACGAGCACAGCAAAGAGCCAGACGAAGACTGTCACCTACACAGTAAAGAAAGGCGACACGCTGAGCTCTATCGCGAAGAAATACGGAACGACCTGGCAGGCAATCGCGAAAGAGAATGATCTATCAAATCCGAATTATTTGAAGGTCGGCCAGAAGCTAAAAATAACAACGAAAAAGTGAGGGCAGAAAATTGAATATAAACTGGGAAACTATAGAACACTTCTGCATTAGCATCGCCGTGGTAGGCGCAGCAATAACTTACATTTATAGAGGATGGAAATTTGCAAAGAAACCGGCTGACGACGTACACGAAAAACTCAAAAGAGACTTTGACGAGATCCGCAAGCTAAGAGGTGAAAGCGACTACATGAAAGATGCGGTCAAATTATTAATTCGAAGCAATCTCACCATACTCGGCCATCTAAGCGACGGAAACCACACGTCCGAGATGGCAAAAATGGAGAAAGAAATTCAAACTTTTCTGATCCATAATTAAGAGGTAACGCCCGGCGCTTTTTTACGCCAGGCGCTATCTATATAGGATCCTCCCTTGCAGGATGTTTTACTTACTCGTGAGAGCAGAAGACCGGAGCAACAGCTCCGGTCCTTTTGCTTTTATAGATATTTATCTAAATTTTCGAGATATATATGATGAGACCAATCAAGCCGCACGCGTATCTTATAATCATCGCTCCATTCATCCTCGACATATCCATTATTTTTTAATTGATAGAAATGACCGCCGGATAATTCTGCAAAGACATGTGGATCCAGATCAGAAAGAATCTGAACTATTCGCTTTGTCTTCCTAGGCGGAGCATAGCCCACATCAAAAGAATTCTCGCCATCAAGCAGGAAAACCCGAAGAACACCGTCCGCATATTTGAATTCTAAATCCACATCAACAGGCTCGTATTTATAAATCTTCTCACCATAGCGACAGGACTCCTTTATTTCTTTTATAGTCATTCCTTCATATTTGAAATCCGAATCAGCCCAGAATTTCTGATATTTTATAAGCCTCCTCTCAATCGCTTCATCATCATAATGAACAATAAATTCATAATTCGCAGAAGAACGAGAACCCTGGAGCTGTTTATATCGCGCCCTGCCTTCCCGAATATCCGGATAGAGCGCAGCACCTAAAAGATATTTATCCTCCTTGATATCAAAACCGAGATCCCTGGCACAAGGCACGCACAACCTGCCTTTAGACAGAGGAACATACGCGCGAAATAAACCCGTCGACTTCGCGCACCTCTCACATTTAGACATAGAATCACCTCCTTAAAGGAAGAATAGCATAAAACATTGTCTTTCTATGTATTTCTACTTCTTTTTGTTGACACTATACACCCATAGGTGTATAATAAAGACAACAAAGAGAGAGAAACAGGAGGACAGAAAAATGACAAAATTCGAAATTGGAAAAGAATACAGCTGCAGAAGCATATGCGATCACAACTGCATCTGGACCTACACAGTAACAGCCAGAACAGAGAAAACCATCACGGTAACAGACGGAAAGAAAACAAAGAAGCTCAGAATAATAGCAAAGCTGAGCGAATACAGGGGAGCCGAAACGGTATACCCGGAAGGACAATACTCGATGGCGCCAATGCTAAGCGCATAAAACCACAGCCGAGCCCGGCGGCAAAACCGGGCAGAAAGGAAGGAAAGACATGGCAATTATCAGAGAGACAAGAAGAATCGACGCGTCAAAAGTAAGAGAAATCTGCATCAAGCAGGACTGGTACACAAACGGCACAAGCGCAGACTACACGGCCATGCTCATGATGGCAGAGCAATCAAACGGATCCGCAGATAGCATCTACGAGATTGCAAAAGACATATTCAACAACTCAGATATGAGCAGATACTCAAGCGACCACACAGACCACGACATCATCGAGAATATAATGTTCTACATCGTAAACGACGCCGCATACACAGATCTTCAGATAATAAGATAGGAGGGATGATCATGAACACAGCAGCAAGAACAAAATGGGCACCGGACCCGAACGCTTTCGGAGGCTACTGGAGACAGGCAAAGGACCACGCAGCAGACACAGTCTATAAAGCAATAGACAGCTGCAGGCTTTCAGACCAGGAAAGCTGGGACATTTACAACGCCCTGCAGGAGAAAACAGGAAAAGACATAGTCGAAACAGCGGAAATGCTGTACAATATCTGCACAGAACACAACGGAATGGCAATAGGCCACATCTGCAGCGCTATAACAAAAGAAGGCGCACAGCCATGGACCATGAAAGCTGTCGAGATTACAATGGACATATTCGTCGAATACTATGAAGACGGCGACGACATAGCATCCGCTGCAATAGATACATTTGACGATATCATGGACGACTACACGGAAGGATTAAACTAATGAATAACCTCAAAGAACTAAGACAAGCTGCCGGAATCAGCCAGGCAGAACTCGCAAAACTAAGCGGCGTAAATAAGCGAATGATTGAACACTATGAGCAAGGCTTCAAAGATCTAAGCAAGGCCGCATTCGAGACAGGACTCCGAATCGCAGAGGCTCTGGATGTAGATCCTCGGGACCTTTTGAACAAAAAAGACTTGCAGGAGCGAGCAGAATAGTATATTTTAAAAATACAGAGGGGATGATTCATAGGAAGCTCAACTATTCCTAAAATCATAAGAAATGGAAATCTTGAAGGTTTCTGCGGATGATATACAATCATCCCCTCAGCAGAGGGGGTGATTTTTTTATGAGAACGACGAACAAGATTACTCAGTACGCAATTATTTGCGAAGCGGATCCGCAGCTCTTCCAGGAGAAGTTAAACGACACGATGAAGAGGCTGGTGGAGACAGAGCCGGAGGCAACCATCGAAGAGATGGGAGACAGCCTCCTGGCAAAAATAAAATACTTCGAGAAGGAACCAATCACACAGCCGGAGCCTTCCGAAGTAGGCGCGAAATTCAAATGTGAAGACTGCCCATTCTTTGAACCGGAAACGAAAAGAGACGGAACGAGAGACATGCGCAAGAAATACGGAGACTGCCCTTATTCAGAAATGCACAGGACCTGGAAGGACTCATCGGCATGCAATCATCTCTACACGATGATTAAAAACGGAGACATCGGTCTGACACTAAACAAAGAACCGCTAATGCCGATACTCATTCCGAGAACAGTGACAGATGAAGAGATAGAAGAGATAAAAGAAGTTCTTAGGAGGGATAAGAAATGAGAACGACCATCGGACTTATAACAATATTCATCGGTGCCATGATGGGCGACAGCGAGTGCCTCATAATACCGGCTGCCGTTATAGCAATAGGAACCGCGCTGCTCTATGCAGGCTACAGAAGAGGAGAACAAAATGGGGACATTTAATACAGTAGAGCTTCGATCTATGAAGTACATGAGACTAATCCGCGCAAAAGACACAAATGGAATCGTCCGATTCTATAACGCGACAGGATGCAATCAAGCCGAAACTATAACTCTTCTGAGAGTAGCACTCTCCGGAGCAGAGACAAAGGACGAAATCACAAATGAACGACACAAGGAATTATGCCATTTATGGTGGGCAGAAGCAGAGGAAGATACCGAGATTAAATTTAAATCTTGAGGAGATCATGGAAAAAGCCGATGCAAATAAAGACCTGGTCTCGTTTCCTTCATCACATAAAGGCTGGGGCTTTATAACAGATGGCATCGATGCGCTCGTTGTAACAAGGACATCCGGTTATTTAAGGATTAAAGAGAAAGACCTCGACACGCTAATATACGAGCTCTCCTGGATAAAGGAAGAAATGGAAAGACGCGGAAGAGATTAAGTCATGAGATACAACGACAACGGCAAAAGAAAAATCAGAGAGGCGGCAGCCATATCGCTCCAGGAGCTAAACGAAGACAAAGAACGGATCCGAGAATTAAACACGGAACTGTTCATGATTGGAGGATATATCGGTTTCATAGATGATGAAGACTTCGGAGTACGTCTCTATATTTTCAAAACAGCCGAAGGCGCAGAACAACTAATCAAAGAAGCGAAGAAAATGAAATACAGGACCGCAGGAAGAGTCGAGGCGTTCATCTGCATAGCTAACAAGGACGTCCAGAGACCGCACCTGCAGCACATACCAAAGAACAGATTTTATTCAGAGCTTTACAAATAGGGAGGAATAAATGATTACACCGGAACAATACGAAGGGACATGCCTTTACTGCGGACAGAAGGCGATGGTCGAAGCTATAAGCCCGGACATGGCGGACATTGCAGCATCAAGAAGATGCAACTGCGACAACATACTAAAAAGAAAAGCGAATCTCGAAGAACTAATCGAAGACCAATGCGGAGAAAACGGAAGGAATTACGGCATGGATCCGCTGACGACAGAACAGCTTGAATTCGTAAAACAGGTCGGAGAGGCCGTTCTGGAAGACAGAGCGGAGGTGTGCAGCATAAAAACAGGAGACTCAATTGTGACCATCAAGAAGGTAAAAAAGGGAGCGAGAGTCACCAGAAGAAGGACTCAGACGATCCAAGCGGAGGTCTAGAAATGAGCATAGAACTGCGCAGCAAATACGCGGAAGGGATTACCTCAAAGGAATACATCGAAACCGGAGAACCCAGGCTGAAATACACAAGGCTTAAAACAGACTGCGCAGAAATAGAAGCAGCCCTGGAGGAAAACGAAAAAAACACGGCAAAAGCAATTAAGAAATTCAGAAAATGGAGAGCCAAAAGAAAGGGCCCGGAATACAAGATTATATTCGAATAGGAGGAGCCATGAGCATATTCGTCACAATAGCAATAATCACTGCAAGCGCAGCTTGTGCCATAACAGCCGGCGGTCTGACCTATAAATACGGACACCAGAAAGGATATAGCAAAGCTTGCGACGACATTCTGCGAGATCTAACGGACATACAGGAAAGAATGATGAAAGCAGAAAGGCCGCAGGAGGTGAGACCGTGGAGCATTACCAGATGACCATGGAAGAAATGCTGGGCGACAGCTTTCTGCCAACAAAGAAACAGGAGCGGTTCGGAGTTTATGGATATTACTGCCCGATTTGCGGAGACTTCGTCGGATTGAATAAAACCATCGCAGAATTCGGACATGATGAACCATGCAAACATTTTAAAGAAAAATGCAAAAACGGCCACGTCATGAATTGGAGCCAGGAAGAATGAAACTATACAGGGAAGACGAAATCATGGACGCATTAAACAGCGTCCCGGACATAAAGGGTCAAGCATATGTAGAACTTGAAGAGAAGCTGCAGGAGCTTGAGCCTGCCGCGGTAATAAGAGAATGTTACGGATGCATGGGCGCAAGCTACAACCCGAAAGATTGCGCAGGATGCAATCCGGGAGAAATCACACTTAATAAAGAGATAAAGACATCACCGTGGATCCCGACAAAAGAAAGACTTCCGGAGAATCCGCGCCCTGTACTCGCAGCAATAAGGTGGTCCGATGATGATATCGAAATATCAATCGAGGAATATTGGGATAAAGGCGACCAATGGGGCAAAGTAATAAACGGAAAAGTCATCGCATGGATGGAGCTCCCGGAATACAAAGAGCAATAAGCCAGGACGCGGCGCAGGCGCCTCCGATATATATTCATTTAGGTACTCAAGAGAAATCCATTTCCTTACTGATATAAAGCTACAAGAACAAGAAATCACGAGCCTGCGCCGTTTTCTATAAAGGAGAACAAATGACATTTAAAACAGAAACGCCGATAACCAGAGAAGCCTCGAACTATATCATGAAAATAAACGGATGGAAACACATCGAAGGCACAAACGGAAACGAAACGATCCAGTCTCTTCGCTACGACGAGAACGAAAGAGACATCGCGAAATACAACAGATTCGAACGAAGAATCGAAATATATGGAGAACTCCACGCACAGGAGCTTCTGGCGATTATGTGCGAATTCAGAATTATTTAAACATTTAAGGAGGCAATAAATGAAAAAGAGCGCAGGAAGAAAACACCGCCGAAGACTGACCCGAAACAACCGAAGAGAAGAAGGGCGCATCAAATCAATAATCAATGAAATGGAGCAAGGCGGACACGATGCGATCATGAAACTGAAACGAAATCCGGCAGCGATGAAAGCATGGAGCAATAGAACATGAAAGAAAAAACCAGAAGAATAATATCGGCATTACTTTTTAGCATAGCAGTCGCAGTAATTGTCTGGATGCAGATGGAAATATACAAGTACGCAAAGCCGGACCCGAAACCGATGCAAGTGACTGACAAATACGAAGCAAAAGGAAAATGCTACATACAGACATGGATCGAAGTCACGCCGGAGGAGTATATCGGGCTGGATATCGGAGATGAATACGAGGAGAAGAAATGAGCGCAAGTACAAACTTCATCCTTCGCGACATAGCGAATGAACTGGAAAAAATCAGAATAATACTCGAAAGGGAACATCCTCCGGCGACAAGAGAGTGGACGATCCCCGACAATTCCAAAAATCCAGTAATAAGAGATACGGACAAGGTCGACTTAGTAAAAAACATAATCAAAGAAAACTTCGAATACGCAACGTGCGGAATCTATTTCACTAATAACCTGGTAGGCGACCCGATGGTCACCCTTATGAACGGAGACGAACTTCAAATAGATATTTGTTACGAATACCAATATTTTGAAGTATTCGGGCTGACAGATAGAGAACAAAAGGAAATTGAGGAGTTCTACTGGAATATAGCACGCGAAAAACGATGAAAGGACAGAGAAATGAAGTGGGAAGATTTTAAAGAAAAACAAAGAGAACGAATGAAGCCAAGAGACCCGATGACTATGGCTGAATGTCCCAAATGCGGAGATTACTTATACCAACAACGAGGCATTGTGCTGACATCAAACCCACCGAAACATATTTACTACTGCAAGAAGTGTAGGTGGAGTGACACAGCGTAGAAAGGATAGAGGAATGAGCGACAGACAAGTAACGAACTACGGAATATGCGGAGAGTGTAGACATCATTATCCAGCGGACACAAAAGGAAATTGGTGTTGTTGCAACGAGGACAGTGAATACTTCACGGAGTGCACCGACTACACAGACACTTGCGAGGAGTGGGAGCAGAGGGGGATAGAATGAGCGAAATTATTATGAAAATCGGAGCATTTATGTTCTATGGTGGCTGTATCGCGGCAATCGGCGGAGTAATGCTGTGGACCATAGGATTGATGATGGAGGATCTAATGTAATGAGCAGAGTGGAAAGAGTAACAGCGGAACGCCTAAACAAATACACAAAGAGAGTTAAGAAGTTTCCAAAATCATATACTTGCCAATATTGTGGAGAGCGACACAGAATGAGCCTTTATGAACAACAAGATTTCGAGGAAATCGGAAAACGGATAACACAATGCGGCAGATGCGGGTATCTCCTTTATTGGGAAAGAGAGGAGTAGGAATGATGTACGAGGACGATATTAAGAAAGTCAATGACTGGTTTGATGAGCATACCGAGAACTATGGCACGTATCGTACAGAGCGAGAGTATTCAGTAGACGAGTACGACCTTAAAGATTTTACAAGATTTTTAGCCCAAGAGTTTCCCGACCTTGTAGGGATAAGGTGCTACATAGGAACTGGCGATAGCAATATATGGTTCTTTGAGGACGATTTGAAGAAAGCGGATTTTTATTAGCGAGGTGAGGAAATGCGTAAGATAACAGCCGAAGAAAAGATAAAAGACATAGAACAGGCTTGTGAATTATATAAACAGGCTGGAGAACTGATAGAGAAAGCGGATAAATTGATATCAAAAAATGTTCGTGATGTGAAAATAAGCGGTCGTTTTCCAGAGATAAGACCATTAAAGCCGATTGATGTAGTAAGCAAAGAATACTACGGGCTTGTGCCGATACAGCTTTTCAGCGGAATAAACAGACTCGAAAAAGCAACAGGCGTTAAGTCATATGCGAAACTTGATTATCAAGAGAAAAAGTGTAGAGGTGAAAGAGCACTGGTTGTAGGAGGAATTTTATTCACGCAGACAGGAACCGCAACGCTTGAAAGGCATACATACAGATAGCGAGGTAACAGAATGAGTAAGTACATAGACAAGGACGAATTGTGGGAAAGGCTGAAAAAGCATATGGTACATCATATTGTTACCAATACGCTTTTCAACACGATAAAGGCCGTAATTGACGGAATGCCAACAATCGAAGTCAGCGAGGATTGCATCAGCAGAGAGTATCTATTAAGCAAAGTCTATGATATGGATAACGACAATTTAGTGGTTGACCTCAAAGACATCGAGAACGCACCGAGCAGAGTACCGAGCAGAGCAGAGGGCGAGTGGATAATAAACGAGCCTATAGAAAGCGGTTTTGGAACTATATTCGAATGTCCATACTGCAAATATGAAGTTGAATTTGAGCCAACAAACTACTGTCCGAACTGCGGAGCGAAGATGCGTTTAGAGTAATTTAGAGTAGTTTAGAGTAAAAGGTAACTAAAAGGTTTCTAAACGGCTTGAAAGGATAGAGGAATGAATGTATATATGACAAAAGAAAAAGTTGTCGCACTATATCCTCACGGAAGATTGGTAGACGCTGACGCTAAAGTCAAAGAACTCGAAAAGGAAAAAGAACACTACGAAATGCGTCTTAAAAACGCAAGGCGTTACAAAAAGCAAGGGTGTTCTTATGACATTGACAAGCAAATCAAAAACTTTGAAGAGAATATACGAGATTGCAAATATCTCATAAGAGTGTTGAGCGATATACCGACAGTTATAGAGAAAGGATAGAGGAATGAAAATCAAGATTACCGAAATAGAAGCAAGCGCCGAAGAGCTCAGATCAAGCCAAACATTCGCGAGCGCTTTCACTAACGCTTTAAGAAAAGCCTTTATTTCAAAGCCAGGATTCGAAGAGCCGACAGAAGATGAAGAGGCAGTAGAATGATTAAATTAACAGCGAGCCTGGAAAAATGGTTATGGGATAACCACAGAGATAAAATCGCTCTAATTATGCTAGGACATACAGAAGAATTCACAGAAGTAATGCAAAAGCAATATGAGAAATGGCTGCATACCGAAGAGGGAAAAAGCTATCTAAAAGGAGGGGTTAACTATCATGATCCCAGATAGGACTGAACTCACACGAAAATATGAATGCGAATATTACACTGTCAGAGCTCATCCAAGATCATGCTTTTTCTGCCAAAACTGCACAGATATATTTTTCGACAGCGAAGGACCATACTGGTGGTTTTGCCGTGAAAACATGCTACAAGATGAAGGAATGACAGGAAAATGCACGCTGTTCCTGGAGGACTACGAAGAATGAAAAGAAGGATATCGATAACCATACCGGAAGAAATATATCAATTGATTCATGAGTATGCTGCAGAAAGAGGATGCACGCATCAAGAAATCATAATAGAAGCGCTGACGGAATATCTGGATCAGACTTACCACTTTCCAGATCTAGAGGAGGAAGAATGAACGAAGGAAACAAAGGCCAAAGACCTCTGCCAGATTACACATATGAGGTCGAGGCGATGAAAAGGGCAGGGAAAAGAGTCTGCACAATGCCCTACCAGATTTGAGCAAGAATGATAGAAAAATGTACAGATAACAAAGGAGGCACAACAATGGCAAACACAGAAGTCACATTCGAGATCCGTGAACACGTCGCAGTTCTTTCTGAAGGGAAAGACGGATGGAAAAAAGAAGTCACAATTACATCGTGGAATGGCGGACCGGCAAAACTGGACATAAGGAGCTGGAGCCCTGACTATGAAAGAATGACCAGAGGACTCACATTCACGGAAGAAGAAGAGCGAAAACTCGCAATAGCTCTTGCAGACAGATTCAACCTATAAGGAGGTAACACATGGAACATAAGAACACAATACCAGTAGAAATCGAGGCGCACGGATTCGAGGATGCAGCCGAGAAGATAGAACTGATGGCGGATGCCATAGGCTCACTGCCGGCCACGGTCAACATCAAAGCGAAAGACTGTAGATTTCATATCCACACCACGAACATCGTCGAGCCGAAGGAGATATTCGAAACATATGCACCTGGAGGAGTCATCAGATCGAAGCCAGACTACGAACCGGAAGCGGACATGATAGACCGGCTTATATCAAAACTCCCTCCATCAGATAAAGAAAAGGAACTCGCAATGCTCGCTCGGATAAAGAATAGATGCAAATGCAGAAACGAATGCGAAGGCTGCTGGCATCACAGAGCGGAGGCCATAAACGGATGCGAGCTCTCCGGACGCAACCCGAAAGAATGGAGCTTATAAAAGGCCAGAACCGATGAACTCGGCAAGAACCGTGAAGATCGGCAGAGCATAAAAGCTAGAGATGGATAGCGACCATAGGGAAGCAGCCCTCGAGAAAATGAATCAAAAACTCGTGCACGTGGCGTCTCAAAGCTATGAGGAAACTCGGAGGACCAAAGGAAGCTGCACTTGATGCCGGAGGGGACATCAGAAAACTACATTATATAAAGGAACAAAACAGACCGGGCATCGCGCCCGGTAAAGGCTCGATTAGAATATTAAACTTACGACCATAATGCAAAAGAAAATCGGATCAAAATTTATCAGAGAAATATGCATCGCCGGACCATGCATCGACGTCACGATGAAGTACAGCATGAGGGGCAGCACGCAAAAGAGACAAGCGCGCAAGAATCCCTCAAGTGACGCAGTGAAGAAAAATAATGATCGGATCGCCAGGAAGAGACTCACTAGACTCATGAACGCAAACTTTTATCCGGGAGACCTGCACGCGACATTCACTTATGGAGGAGACGCACCGACACCGGAAGAAGCCAGAAAGGAAATGGAGAAATTCAGAAGACGTCTCTCCAGGGAATACTCAAAACAGGGAAAAGAATTCAAATGGATTGAAGTAACAGAATATAAAAACGCAAGGATCCATCATCACATGGTGCTGAGCTATATCGAGCCGGAGATTATAACAAAGCAATGGAAAGCCGGACACGTTCGCTTCGTATCACTTGACAGGAGCAGGAACTACAGAAAGCTGGCTGAATACTTTTTAAAAGAGACAACAAAGACAATGAGAGAGCCGGAAGCAAGAACGAAGCAAAGATGGAGCGCTTCCAGGAATTTAATAAGGCCGATAATAAAACGCGAGATCATAGACGCGAGAGAAATGCACCAGACGCCTCGCACGTTCAAAGGCTACGAAATAGACAGAGACACAATAAACAGATTCAATCATCCGTTTACAGGAATAGAGCATTTGGAATACATGATGACGAGCACAGATCCGGTGCCACGAATAAAACAGTGGCGCAAGGGCGCTGTTGTAAAAAGAGACGAAACAATCAAAAGAGCGGAGGAGATACAGATCACGCTTGACGCCCTGGAAGGCTGGGGTTTCATTTAGGAGGAAAGAATGGATGCACGAAGATATCTGATGCAATACGAAGACGCGGACATGAAGGTCAAGCGACTGGAATCAGAATACAAACAGGAGCAGGAGCTAATCGATTCGGTAAAAAGCTCCGCAGATTTTGATGATGTGCCAATAAAAAAGCAGAACCAGAAGGCGCAGGAAGAAAGAATCATCCGCCTTGCAGATAAAGCCGAAAAGCTAAAAGAAGCAAAGATCGAAGCGATAGAACTCAGACAGGAGATCATCGCGACAATAAACCAGGTCGAAGGAAGAGCAGGAGAAGCGCTTTATAATAAATACATAAGACTCATGAACTGGACGGAAGTCGCAGTTCTGATGAACTATTCGTGGGGAGGAATACAGAAGCTGAAAAAGAAGGGATGGGCGCAGGTGGACTACATATTGAAACGGGGATAGAAGTGTATACAATATCTTGTTATAATGATAATGTCAAAAGCGCACAGCTGGAGACATAATCATCCCTACGGCCTGCGAAGGGCGCAGGCTACATGACCAGAGAGAAGAAGCCGGTGCGACTCCGGCGCTGGTCGGTGCTACAATTTAATCATAAGGATCGCTGCCAGGCCGAGGAGAAACCTCGGCCTTTAGCGTGCAAAGAAAATGAATTACAAAAGTAAACGATGGAAAAGACTGAGAGAGCGCGCACTCAAAAGAGATAACTATTTATGCCAGGCTTCGCTGAGGTATGGACGCCACGTTGAAGCAACAACAGTCCATCACATCCTACCGGTCGAAACCTTCCCGGAATACCAGTGGGAACTATGGAACCTGGTCAGTCTTAGCGCAGCAGAACACAACGCGATGCACACAAGAGAAGGCGATGACTTAACTGAAAAAGGAATCACGCTGATGCAAAAGACAGCAGACGAGCACGACGTTTTGATTTGACTCCCCCCCGGTCACGCACGAGAAATCGAACGCCTGGGGAA